AGGCGGTTAAACTCGCCTGCGAAACGCTCAACATTCCTATAGAATACGAAAAAGAAACCGACGAGCAAAAAGAAAAGCGCGCCCAAAAGCAAAGCCTCACACAAATACTCAAAAAAACTGCCGAAATATACCGTCAGAATTTCGTGAGTTTGCCCCCTGAGAGCGAAGCCAAGAAGTATATGCTTAGCCGTAATTTCAGCGATGAAATTGTGGATAACTTCGGTATAGGGTATGCCTTGGCAGGCTTGTACGAGGCTTTCAAAGAGCAGGCTATCGTGAGCGATGGCGAAACATTAGGGCTGTTGCGCAAAAATAACCAAGGCAACTATTACGACTTCTTCAAGGGGCGTATTATCTTCCCTATTAGCGACAAGTATGGGCATTGTGTAGGCTTCGGGGGCAGGTGTGTAGGGGCGAATAGCAATTCGCCCAAATATCTGAACAGCCCCGAATCGGCTATATTCAACAAGTCGGAGTTATTGTACGGCTTTCATTTGGCACGCAACACCATTGCCAATACTGGCGAGGTGTATTTGGTAGAAGGCTATACCGATGTAATGCGTATGCATCAGATAGGGTTTGCCAATACCGTTGCTACCTTGGGCACGGCTCTCACGCCACAACACTTGGCACAACTGAAGAAACTTTGTCGCAAGGTGATTATCTTCCGCGATAGCGATAGCGCAGGGCAAACGGCTGCCGAGCGCGATTTACAGCTGATATTGCAGGTGGGTTTGTTTGCCGAATTGGTAGTAATCAAATCCGAAAGCAAAGAAGACCCCGACAGTATAGGACAACGCCCCGAGGCTGTAGAACTTATCAAAGCCTCACGCACCGATGCAATAGTGCACCTTATTGGCGAAGCCTACCGTGCAGCACTCGACCGCTATACTGAAAAACACGGAGAAAGCAAAAAGCCATTGCTATTGCCCGAAGACAAAAAGAACCTCACCGAATTGGCTGGCAAATTCGTAGGCTGCATTCCTGATGACACTACCCGCGAGGCGTATACCGAGCAGCTGAAAGAGATGTTTAATATCAAAGTGTCAGCGATTAAGAGTCAGGCATCAGAGGTTAGGCCTAAGGTGTCAGAAGTTAGAGTGCAGAGAACAGTATTCAGTAACGACGGATCACTTGATAACTATCTTTTTCCCGATGAAGTAGAAGATCCTTACCTATATAAAAATGAGATAATAGAATACGGACTATTTCAGCACCAAAACCGCATCTATACATCAGCGGGCAAGGAGGGTAAGGAATACTTTATGTCGATTTCCAATTTCTCTATTGAAATAGTGCAGCACATGCAAGATGAGAAGTTCCCTATGAAACTCATACGCATCTGCAACATCTATGGAAGTGAGAAAATATTCGATATACTTTCCGATAAAATCAACTCCCTACCCTCGTTTAAGAACGTGGTAACCTCATTTGGTAACTACTACTTTTCGGGTACACCCTCTCAGCACGAACGCCTCTTGCGTTACCTTTTCGACCGAATGGGCACAGGGCGTAAGATTAGTATACTCGGCTGGCAAACGGAAGGTTTTTGGGCTTGGAATAACAAAATAGTAGTACCCCAGGGCGAAGATATAGTGCTCGACAAAACGGGACTTTTCAATTACCAAAAGACTTGCTACTACATTCCTTCAGCCAATGCCAATTACGAAAATAACGCCTTTATGTACGGCGCGCAAAAAAGATTTAAGAGTACAGACACTTCGTTAGCCCCTCCTGAATACTTCAGACAGATGTATAAGGTACACCGCTCGCATGCCATTACGGCTATACTCTTTGGCATTGGGGCTTTCTACCAAGACATTATTGTATCGGGTACGGGCTTCTACCCTTTGCTATTTCTCTATGGTCCTGCTTCAACAGGTAAAGACAATCTTTGCGAAGCGGTACAATCGCTGATGGGGATTCCTCAAACCGCTATACAGCTTGAGGGAGGAGCGAGCACCATTAAGGCACAAATACGCGAGTTCTCTCAGTTTAGCAATGGTATATCGCAACTATCGGAGTACAAGCGAGGCAACCCACAGATAGATGGTGTACTAAAGGGCTTGTGGGACAGACGAGGCTATAAGCGAGGCACCATAGAGAGCCCCGTAGCTACCGAAGAAGTACCTATCTTATCGGCTACTATCCTTACTGGTAACGATTGCCCCGATGCTGAAGCCCTTATCACTCGCCTACTATGGGAGGAGATGAAGCAACAAGAGTTTGACGACGAGGCTAAGAAACAGTATAACGTGCTGAAAGATATGTGCAAGAAAGGTATATCGGGTATGGCAGACTTCTTTATCCATAAGCGAGACTTCTTTGCCGACAAGTTCTTGGAAACTTACCGAGAGGCTAAAAGGAATTTCACCAAAGGAGAACTATTTAAGAATGTGCCATCGCGTATTACCGATAACCTCTCAGTACTTCGGGCGGTATTTAACATCTTTAAAAACGATTGGATATTTCCGTTTACTGAAGAAGAGATGTTAGCGCACTTTGAAATAATGGTGGATAGTCAACGCAAGAAAATAGAAACCGACTCAGCAGCCAATCGTTTTTGGGATTGCATATTAGTATGTATGCGCCTCACCCAGGGCGAAGCCTTACGAATGGGTATCAACCTGCGCGAGGAAGGAGGTTATCTAAGTTTCAATTTTAGCACAGTATATAGTATAGTGCAACGCCAATGGTTTATACAATATAGAGAGAACGCACCAAGCAAAACCGAATTACGCCGACAGATAAAAGAAGCCGAAAGCTTTGTAGGAGAAGAAAAAGCCGTACGAATAAACCTAACCATCAACAGTCCTACCAGTGCCATAAAGGTGAACATCAACAAGCTGCCTATACGTGCAGAACTCATCGCAGAGATTGAAAATCAACGATTAAGAAGCGATGTAAAAGATATACAAGACGATAACAATAGTTTTTTCTAATAGACAAATAACCTAAAAATCCGAAAATGAACTATTTTTTTTATAAAAATCCGATTTTTTTAGAAAATGGCACTTTTTTTTTCCTACATTTCCTACAAACACTCAATATTCTAATAATGAGTATATTAACTAAAAAAATACGTAGGAAAGTACGTAGGATTTGTAGGATTTCGTAGGAACTCGTAGGAAAGTGTAGGAAAATATTTTTGGTTTTCCTACGTAAAAAAAACACTTTCCTACACGATAAAAAACGCTAATATGTTGAAAATCAAATGTAGGATTTGTAAAAATAGCTCTGTAGGAAATGTAGGAAAAAAAAATACCCTTTTTTGGGAAAAAGTAACTTTTTTTTCAAAAAAAATGGAGAAAACATTCTTTTTTTATAGATAAAATCTATATTACACCTAATACATAACCCTTAAACCATAAACAAATGGAATACTTCTTTAAAATGCTGACGAATATAAAGGTAGAGTCTTCCTATCTGCACAAGACTAATTGTGTGGTGAGTGGGCTCTATCGTGAAGGCTCTTTAGTAGGTGGACTCTTGCCTGCGGGAACTCAGCTTGACTTGTTGGAATATCTTAAATTTTTATACGATATATTCCCTGAGCAGAAAAGCGACTTTCCTTTATATCACTGTATCAACCCTACTATTACTTATGCTAATGATAGTTGGGGAAAATTCTTAATGAATGAAGAATTACGAGTAACGAATGATGAGGGTAGAAAAAAGAAAAAAGAGTACTTTATCAGTAAACCGCTGCTATGTATTGAGCCTATCATTACGCATTTTAAGAAAAGTAATGCCTATATAGCTGCCCTCTATTGGCACCAGCATTTAGTAGGTTTATGTGCTATTAGTGGGGTTACAAAATTGAAAGACTTTGTGCCTTACCTATATACGGTATATCCTAAAGACATCAATGAGTTAGAAACATTTGTAGAGAAGAACACCGCTATTGAGTACTATTATAACGATGAAATGATAACCATAAACAATGAAAGAAATGCTTAACATCACTTTAAACCTACCCAATTACCTTATTAAGTATATGCGTACGCTATATGGTGAGCCGTATGCCCCAAAAGCAAGCGACGAAATAGGTATCTATATCCTCAACGTGTTGCAGCGCAAAAGCAACCTATCGGAGTACCAGTACCGCGCCAAAAAGGAATTGTCGAATACCTACCAACTCACTATCAACACAAGCAATTACGAGAAGCGTGGGGCGGTAATCTTGCCACAACAGAACACGCTAATAGTGAAGTTCGTGGACAGTCATTTTCGCAGAGAGCTCTTTCGCACGGCAGTAATGAACCACTATTATTATAGTATACCTTATAAGTTTACTATCATTAACATATTAAGGTCCTACAACATCGAAGAAAACGATTTGCCTTACGATACCATTCGCAAGGATTTTAATCGCAAAAAAGAAGAAATTGAAAAACGATTATTATTAAAATAATGAAAATCATAGACCTATTCAGCGGAATTGGGGGCTTTTCACTCGGCTTTCAGCGAGCTGGCTACCAATTTACCGAACACTATTTTTCAGAGATAGACAAAAGTGCAATCGCAAACTATAAAAAAAACTTTCCAAATGCAAAATACATCGGAGATATTACCTCTGTTCACGGAGGAGACTTTACAGGAATTGACATTATCACTTTCGGATCGCCTTGTCAAGATTTCAGCCTTGCTGGAAGAAGAGAGGGGCTTAAAGGAAACAAAAGTAACCTTATCAAAAAAGCAATTGCCCTCATTGCTGACATCAGACCAAATATTTTTATCTGGGAAAATGTTAAAGGAGCATTCTCCTCAAATGCTCGTGCAGACTTTTGGGCTATTCTCAAAGCGTTTGCCAACATTGGGGATTATACAATCGAATGGCAATTGCTTAATACAAGCTGGGTACTCCCCCAAAATAGAGAGCGAATTTACCTTGTCGGACATCTTGCAGGACGAAGTATCCCAGGAATATTTCCTATCCGAGAAGATGATTGCCTTTTTACAAAAAAGGCGCAAAGTCAATCACAAGCCCAAATTAGTACCACAATCAAAGCCAATGGCAATATGAATGCAGATGATACTTACATTATACCTAAAAAAGCGGGGACACTAACCGCAGGCGGAAAGTCAGGAGGATTACATAGTGATATGACAGTGATACAACTTAATCTTTCCACTGAGTCTAATGGTAGGCAACCTTACCAACAAAACAGGGTATATGATGAAAGAGGAATATCACCTGCCCTAACAAGAAATAATTCTGATTTTATTATAAAGCAACGTCCACGAGGTAAAAACAAAGGTGCAGACCTCACTATTTGCCCAACCATATCGAGCAACGCCTTTCAAGAAAATAACCTACTGTGTGGCATACGTCGCCTCACTGAAATAGAATGCGAACGCTTGCAAGGTTTTCCAGATAACTGGACACAATACGGCAACTACAACGGCAGAATAAGGCGCATTTCAAAGACAAAACGCTACAAACTCATAGGTAATGCTGTAACCGTAGATATTGTAGAACTTATAGCAAAACGATTAAATTTTATAGAACAATGAATAACACCCTACACCTCACGATTAAAAAGAAATGGTTTGATATGATACTATCGGGCGAAAAAACCGAAGAATATCGCGATATCAAACCATATTACAACCTTCGCCTTATTGGACGAGAGTACAACACTGCCGTCTTTCGCAATGGTTATGCTCGTGATGCTCCAAGCCTCACCATAGAATTAAAAGCTATACGCTTTGGCACTGGTAAACCCGAATGGGGCGCAGAACCCAACAAAAAGTACTTCGTACTATACTTAGGTAAGATTATTAACACTAAAAATATCGACAAATGAAAAAAGAAATTAAAGAGGGAGCATTTATATATTGCTCTAAGGATAATGCACCATATAACCTTATGGGGGTTATTACTGAAGATGGTTTGAACTTATTTCTAAAATTAATAAGAGATTGCTTCGTATTTGAAGGAGTAAATGCAAACATTAGAGAAGTTTATGATGTAACTGAATCACTTATTAGGTGTAATGAAACAGAGTTTAAGAACTTGAAGTTTAAATTAGAATTCAAGTCAACAGTAACCAATTCAGAAAAGGTATGTATAAGAAAAACCTACTTGTAACCGTATCAGGAGGTCGCAGCTCGGCACGTATGGCACGGCATATTCAAACCCACACAAAGTATGCAGACTATAACAAAGTTTTTGTTTTCTGCAATACAGGTATGGAACGCCCCGAAACTATCGCCTTTCTCAAAGATATTGTAAAACATTGGCAAATACCTCTAACCCTTATCGAGGGCGTGTATTCCACTGAGAAAGGCGTAGGAGTAGGCTATAAGGTAGTAGATTTTGAAACAATGGATATGCAGGCTCAAACCTTTGCTAATATGATAGCCCACAAAAACAAAGGAGCATTTAGCGGGCTACCCAATATGAAAGCCCCTTACTGCTCCGAGAATCTTAAAAGCCTCCCCAGTAAGAAGTTTGTCGATGAAGTATTTGGAAAGGGTAACTATCAAATAGCGATAGGATACCGCAAAGAGGATATGCCTAATCGCATCAGCTGGGCAGAGATAAAAGCTGATACTAAGCGCATATTTCCTCTGCTGACAGATTTTGAAGTACCTATAGGACAACAAGAACTTAATGCTTTTTGGAGTACTCAACCTTTCAAACTTGGCATACATAACAAACTCGGCAATTGCGAATTATGTTGGAAGAAAAGCACTACCAATCTAATTGAGAATATCAAACACGGAACCCGCTTTATAGACTGGTGTAAAACACAAGAAAGCACCTATCAAAGCACAATGTTCCGCAACCACTTAAGTATTGACGATTTAGTACGTATGGCAGCCCTGCCTAATCAATTAGCCCTGCCTTTTGACCAAGAAGACGCCTGCGTATGTGTCTTTTAACAAATAATTAAACAACAAATGAAAACAATCAAAGATTTAACCGTAAAAGTAACCTACACTGTAGGTTTATCAGATGTAGAAGTACCTGAAGAGGTAGCCAAACAATTAGAACAAATGGCAGATTATGGATTTTCCATTTGTGATAGTGAAATAAACAAATTTCCTGAAGCTTTTAACTGGATCAGTGATAATATAAGTGAGGAAGATGCCCTCTACTGGGAATACGAAGTAGAAATTAACTAATAACATTAAAATCACAAAGAAAATGAAAACAATCCAAGAACTCGTCCCACTCATTCATCAGTGGGCAAAAGAAAGAGAAATTTATGAGCAACTAACACCATTTGATGAACTCCTGAAAACCCACGAAGAAGTAGGCGAACTTATCAAGGCGTGTTATGACAACGACAAACCCGCTATTCAGGACGCCATAGGCGATGTAATGATAACAATGATTAACTATTGTTACTTTATAGAATTGGATGCTATAGAGT